GGGCTCGCAGGGGCTCGCAGGGGCTCGCAGGGGCTCGCAGGGGCTCGCAGGGGCTCGCAGGGGCTCGCAGGGGCTCGCAGGGGCTCGCAGGGGCTCGCAGGGGCTCGCAGGGGAGCGGGAGTTTCCTACGATACGGGAAATGATTTCCTACAATGTGGGAAATGATTGGCTGGTCTTTGTTGACTTCTGCAGGGGAACTGGTGTGTGATCTGATACCCGCAGCACCATTCGGAATACCTCACCGGATCCCGTATTTAAACGTATTTCCTACTATGTAAAATATCTCATCCTACAATGCAGGAAACTCCGTTGAAACTCTATTATGCTACTAGGCTTAGGTAACGTAACTCCGCACAACTAGTAGAAAATTAATTATTTTGTGATTGCACTACACTACGTAAAATAATAGGTAAACGGTTTAGTAAAAAGAATATACTAAAGTTAGGTAAACAGGTTTAGCAAAGATCGTGGTAACGGAGTGGTAAACAGTTTATCACTCATAGCAGTTAACTACTAGGTGAACTCTATCCTCTCTTGATGCATTGACTGCTGTATGCTTTGACTTCACATCATATAGGTAAAGTCTTCCTGCATTATGCATCTTACCTACTATCTCGTTATTGATGAAGAAACATCCTTCATTAGTAATGATAGGAATATGTAATCTCATACTGCTATCATCTCTATGATATGTCAGGCATGTCTTTGGTTTCATTCTCATTAGTCTTGCTCTACCAATATAGCTTCTATGCTGGAACCACATATGTTCTTCTAGCTCTTTTAGTACTTCTACTAAGTATAGGTCTTTAAAGATTGAGATGTATTCATTCCAGCTCTTATCATTATCGAATACTTCTCCCTTCTGATATAAGCTACCCGACCCATATGTAATCCCCAGCATATCATCAACATTATGAGGTTTTCTTAGGTTGATCTGGTCTCTTTGATATACAGAATATAGTTCTTTTGCTTCATATGCTAGCTTCTCTGCATTGAAGTTGAGGCTTGTCTCTTTGATATATCCTGCTGCCAATGGAATTACATTATTCATATCGTACCTTCGCAATTAATAACAAGATGAATTCTATCGTCTTGCGATGCATTCACAGCAGTATGTCTCACATTATTATTAAACAAATAGGCCCTTCCTACCTCTGACATACCTTCAACCTTACCCTTCATTACAAAGAAACATCCTTCATTGGTAATAATAGGCACATGCACCCTCATTTGATTATAATCTTTATGCAAAGGATAGCATGTCCTCTTCTCTAACCTCAATAACCTTGCCTTACCCACAACAACATTATACTTCTCCCTCACAAACCTCTCTATCTCCTTTACACACTCCATAATATAATATCCATCAAATAAAGGATTGTATTCAATATACTTGTCCTCACCATGACTCTCATCACGCTTTGTCACAGGTAACCCAGACCCAGATAAATCCATTAACGCTTCTTCTGGCGAATCACCAACCCTCTTCTTTAAACATACCACATTCCTATGCCTATACTGATCAATTAATGACGCATTTTTATGCTTGGCAGTAAGCTGAGCAAACTCAAAAAGATCCATCGGAGTCTTGAGAGACCACCTATCAAATATCTCTAACGCATCCTTTGCTAACCTCTTACCATCAAACTTTAAATCAATACGCTTAGTGTACCAGACATCTTCTTGAATTACATTATTCATCTTACCGGCCAATGCTTATTGAACCTCTCATAATAGAACACTAAGTCCTCTTTCTCATCATCATAATACTCACCAACATAATCAGACTTAACCCTTGAATGTACATTCTCCAGTAATGTAACCAAAGTGATATCATCTCTGGTATACCCAAACTTATATAATACTTCTAACATCCATGCCCAATTACCACCCCTGATAATCCCTGCCTCTACCATCACAATATTCCTTGGCATCACAGTCCTATCCCTTAACCACATTAATTGATGCTCCATCTTCATCTCATAATAATCTGGCTTCTCATCGGGATACGTTACATCTACAGGAATAATTGGAATTATTTCACCCCTTACACTCCATGCATGCGATAAATGCATTGCCACAGTAGCAGAATAATCTGGCGAAGCCATAATTAATGCAGTGTGATGCGGATGAATATCCCTATTATCAACAATTGTCAATAATTTATTAATTAATTCTGACTCTTTCTCTCTACTAATAAATTTTAATGGCCTCTGACTCATATAAACTCCTTCCTAGAATATATTGGCAAACCCTCAATTAATTGTAAGGGCTTGCACACTACACTCTATCCGTGCTTTGCATCCTCATTCGTAGGCGCCAACGATACAAGAGGCGTCAACGCTAGAATAATTGCTAGCTTGAATAATGTACTACCAGATACAATCCTTGCAATTGCTGCATTAAAATCCATTGCATTACCACCAAGCAACGGAGGCATCAATACAAATGCAATAACTACAAAGAAAAATGCATCCACCGGCAGACTCAATAGATTGGAAACAAACGTCCTCAACCACGAACCATGATCCCTTTCCCACATCCATTGATAAATCCATGTGTTCACATACTGCGAAATCATCGTTGCAATCTCAGACCCAATAACAATACCCAACGACATCTTGAACATTGCATCAAAATTAACACTAGGCCTGAACGATGGAGATGGCAGGAACGTCATAGCATACATGAACACCGCTACAGCAAGATTAATTACTACTCCATAAAGAATAATCTTTGTAACAAACTCCCTACCAGCCATCTTGTGCAACATGTCTCGCACAACAAATACTACAGCAAACAATAATGCACCAGCCGGCGTTACCACAAAACCAAAATCAAGAAACTTGACAGCAGCAAAATCAGCGACAGTCATCGTCATAATCAAAATAGACGACAATACTGCAACCCACATTGCATTTGCCTTGTTAAACACAATCGTATTACTCATTTTTCCTCCTATGATAGATACTTCGCTTGATCAAATAACCTATTATATGTCTCTGTATCGATATTAATTACCTCCGCATCACACTGTAAAATAATGTTCTTAAACCAACCACCTGGCTCTCTTGTCCAATAAACTGGCTTCTTGTCATCATGCTCACTTCCAAGATATAACACAGTCCTTCCTATCAAACCCCTATACCACATCATTGTGTCAGAACACTTGAGGATCCTCAATCCTTTTGTAACCCTGCAACAACAACATGATTCACACCTACCACTACACATGAAACAACCACATGACTGTGTGGAACGGACATCTGGCCTTGTACAAATAAACTCAGTGGTCACAAGAGATCCTCCTGCACCATTACCCTCATCCACTTCCCATCAACCTTCAACCACAACCTATTATCCTTACCAACACTCATACTAACTTGATGCGTGGTCTTCATGTTAGGAGGTACAATCGAAAACGATTCATAAGATGCTTGAGGCGGCTCTGGTTCATCATTATTACGTGCAAGAGTTAGATCTGTTCCTGTATCTCGCGGTGCAAGATGGGAAATGTCCTCTAATTGAGGATACACTACGGCAGGAGCAGGCTGCGGAGTAGGTTGAGATACTGTATTGCTAATAGCTTTTGCTGCAGTAAACCCTCCTGCTGCACTACCAACAATCACTCCACCTAACCCAAATCCTTTAAGAAATGATCTACGTTTCAAGAAATCCATGATTTAATTAAACTCCACTTTTGTTGTAACCATGTTGGCTTCTTACTCAGAGTGATGGCGCCAGTCTCTTCATTAATATCCCAGACTAACGTATCTCCGGTCTTCCAACCTAACTCTTTTAACATATCATTAGGTAAAGGAAGAACCAAGTCCTCCCCATCCTGCTCAACATATGCTCTCCACTTTTTCATCAGTAAAACCCTACACCCCTACGAGGCTTCTTCATTGATTGAGACTGCTTGTTAAACACTTCTGCAATCGAATACTGTCCACTGTCATTACGATCAAACTCAACATCCAACCTCTTTGCAAGAGCGATAGCTTGTTCCGTATTTAACAAATTAAAATTAACAATATCAAAACAACGACCAGGACGAAGCAATGCAGGATCAATATCATGAATGGATGGTAGGTTGGTTGAGAAGATCATCTTCTTGTTCTTCGTAGTGACAAGACCATCACCAACATTCAAGAACTTATGCATGACATCATTTCCATCATCACGACTACCAAGGAACGTATCAGCATCTTCAATAACAAATACACCTGCCTCACCCTCAATGAACTGCGCAAATACAAAGTCCTTAGAGAGGATACCGGGATCATATGTCACAACGGCACTCTGCTTCGTATGCTGCAATAGTCCACGAATAAACGTTGTTTTACCTGTTCCTGGAGGCCCAATCAACAAAAGAATAGATGCATCACTAGACGCATAACGATCATAGTAATCTGTCAGAGACTCACCGTCCAACCATGGATACATCTCTTCACAGGGGAAACGATCACCTCGTAGTGGAACCTCAATAGAGGCTCCATCGCTATTGTAAATCCATTCAATACTATTATGAACAACCTCATACCTATTTTGCAAGACCTTAGTCCACTGCTCAACAAACCATCCTTCACCATGTATATTGAATTCAATAGTCGTTGAATGGATCTCGTAACTCAAATATGAATTACACTTATCATCAATTAAGAATCCCCTACGCTCATTGAACTTATGCACACGGAGAGCAAAATTCTTCATAAAGGCAAGCCAGTCACTAGACGTGGCAAGCACCGTTATCTTGTTGTGGTCTGTTGCTTGCTTATCTTCATTACGATTAGCTTGAATATTACATGCAATGTAATCGTATAAATCAGACGCGCCAATAAAAACATCAGAAGTCATGTTATTCCTATTAATTTCAGTTGCATCATAAACCCATCCCCTCGTTAATCTTTCTCTACGCTTAACTCTACCACGAGATTTCCGTCTGTATGGTGCAGGTTTGAACTGTCCATTCAACAGCTCACGAAGACTGGTGTACATAATGTTGGACATGATTTAGAAAAGAGCTTCCTCATATTCCTGAGGGACAGGTGGTAGAGGAGCAAGTTGTTTACGTGTCATGAAGTTCCAGTGTGGGAATGGCCAACCTTCCTCTACATGACGAACCCAGACAACATTACCATCATCACGATCAATAATAACTTTATGGCCATCAAATGTCATAGCTTCCTGACCACAATGTAAGTGTTCTTTCTTGCTAAACCTTGTTTTCATAACATATCACCTGTTAATATTTAACGATCCATGTTGAGCGATTAGATGCTTTGCCCAGTTATAATGCCCTTCTTCTGTAGGGTATTTGTTCTTTGATATCATATCCTTTTTTTCTGCAAACTTTTCAAAAACATCACTTTCCATACAGATCTTGTATTGATGAGCATACTCGTTAAGTAGGGCTTTGTCAATGAGGTCTTTGTTGTTAATTTCACTATGCGGGACGCTTACCTTAGGAAACCCTCTATTGAACGCTTGATTATGGCCAGTATTCCTTCTATGTACTACCTTAATCTTTTTTGTTTCACAAACACTATTCAAGTAGTTGAATGAGTGTATCATTTTATAATATCCATAAGAAGGATCCCACAAATTACTATTAATAAACTTAGCGATCCTTATTTGAGAGTTAGCTTCATTTCCGACCAGTCTGAATTCGTCTTTAACACTGGATGTTATTCTACCATACTCCATGTTATAGTATTCATATCTCTCAATGGTTGTCCAACCGACAAGAACAACGATCTCATTACTTTTATATGTCTTAAGTGCTTCGTTGATACCAACGACTAAAGACGAAGCGATGAGTTCATTGCCTGCATTAGTTATGGATCGGTCGATCAACACAGCATTTAGATGATCGGCAATAAGCTGAGCATAGCGTTTTGATCTATCATTGAGACCAAAACCATATGCATAACCACATCCACCTGATATCACACATTTATACATTTTTTAAAAGTCAACCGTATTTTAGTATGGCGTTCACATCTTTCCAAATAATTTTGCCCGTCTTTACATCAACGTTATAAACTTCACCGCCATGTATAGATTTGTATATTTCTGCACATTCTTCAATATAAAAGTAAAGCCGATCACCTGTACTTGTTATCAATACAAACTGCATGATAGCTCCTAGAGGTTTGCGTGATAGTTATTAAAGAATTCCTTTACAGGTTTAACATAATTAACTGTATGATCAATAAAGAATTGGAGGCCGTCTTCATCGGTTGCAATTAATATACAGATCTGAGGACACCACAACCCTGTTCGCTCATACAACATTATAGCATATGTAGTGCATTGATAGAAGTAGTTTAATATCCATTCTCTCGGCTTAGCTTTCTTTGCTGTCTTGAAGTCACATACAGTACGGATACCATGTATACGAGCAATAAGATCACAACGACCTGCAGTCTTTAATTTATCTGAATATAGTGCAATCTCATTAGCGTATACTTTATCACACCAATCATCTAGGTACTTCTGTATATGCTTAAATGATGCTAGATTGGCAGGCATCTCACCTCTTGAATAGTCCTTCTCGTTGAGAAGATATCTTTCTGCAATACTATGTACAGAAGTACCACGTCCAGATGCCTGTGTTGTTATTTTTTGCGCTTCTTCAATACCAACGCGTAGTCGCCACTGTTCGATAATGTCTTTGTTCATAGTGGAAAGAACAGTTGTTACAGAAGGGTATTTGTTGTTATTAGGCGTTACATAGAAACGTCTACCATTCACATACTCTGTGCTAAGGTCAGGTAAAACAATTGGCTCGGAAAGATCAAAGAACTTTGTCCGGGCCAATTGAGTAAATGTTCTGTTCTTCAGTTCAGCAAATGATTGAACCACTTGACATACCTCACTCCTCGACTGCCATAATCAAGGCTTTAACAAAATCAGATCTCACAATGTCCTCTTTGAGGAAATTGGTTTGATGGAACCAGCTAGGCATTTTCTGCACAACACCCATAAACCACTCAAAAGAACTCTTTTCTCTACGACCATCTAAGTCTGTTTGCTTGGTATCACCACATACTATAATCCTTGAATCCTTGCCTGTACGTGTAAGAACACTATACAACTCATGAGAAGTCATTGATTGAAACTCATCAATTATAATTACACAATTATCGAGTGTAATACCTCGCACATATGACGTTGTAATAAACTCAACCATATTCTTTTTAACAAGAATGTCCCATGCTGTACCATTCTCACAAAGATCATTGAATATCTGTTTATATGGAATAGTGTATATTTCAGACTTCTCTTGTAGAGATCCAGGCAGATGTCCCATATCTCTCGTCGGTACAGCACTACGTACAACAACAATCTTACATACTTGCCGCTGCAGAAGACTGTTCAATGCAAGATAAGACGCAATATAGCTTTTACCTGTCCCTGCTGAACCTGTTGCTACTACATTAGCGCCCCTTGCATAAGCCTCCATCATATCTGTCTGTGCCCACGTCATTGGTTCAATGTGTTTTATTGATAACATATCTTTTGTCTGTGGGATTCTTCTCTTACGTTCCTTTTTATGAGGAACGAACTGACTATCGTTGGCATATGCAAGTTTAACGTTCAATTGTAATTCTCCTTGTCAGAACGTGTTTATAGTACTGCGCGTAATGCGCTGATCGTGCTTACTCCTTATCTCTTTTAATACATCACGGAACCCTGCATCCGGTTTACTCGTAGTACCAGAGTAGTTTAATGAGGGAGCTTGGATGACCTGCTTGATATCGACATTCTCTGCAAGGAATTGCTCCTTTGCAGAGATTGACATAAACTTATCAAACGTTTCGTTGGTCTTTTCGTTGAAAAAAGTATATGTTGGCATTACTTCTTTTTTGATTTACGAATAACAGTTCTCGATGCTTCCTGCTGAATAGGATGCAACTGCTTGGGTGCACGAGGCTTACGAGGTTTCTTTTCTTTGAACTCAACAACAGGAACGGCTGGTGGTTCAACGGGGGCGCTCGTTGGAAATGGCCACTTCTCTGCTGGCTTAAGAGGTGCTGGTTGAGGTGCAACAGCTTCTACTTTAGCTTCAGGAATACTCACGGTTACAGTTGCTTTTGCAGGCTCAGTAACCGTGATTGTATTTTCAGCAGGTAACTGTACTTCAACTGGCTTCGGTAAAGCAGCTTTCTCGTTTGCTGCGCGTACAGGACCATCAAGTGGATGAGGTTTGTCTGTATCTTTTGGTTTAAAAAGATTCTTTAAAAAACTAAACATGATTGCTCCTTAAAAGTCGTCAATGGTTGCTAATTTATTATAATCTTTAGCTCTAAGAGCTCTATCCAAATTCTTTAACATCTTTTGATTTTGTATCTTCTTTTTGACTCTGAACTGATGTCGAGTGTTCTCTTCACCTTCATACAACGAAGGACCAGGTTTCTTTTGCTTTTTGGACACTTTTACTCTTACTCCTTTTCTTTGATTAGTCCTGGAAAGGCTTGATTAACAATCTTAACTGTGATCCCTTTGTATGGGAGCTTTTTGTCTTTGACACTACAAATCAGTTTTGCATCTTCGGGAAACAGTCCTTCAAGGAATTGAATGAACAACGTCTCGCGTTTGATGTGATGCATGTCAGGATACCCACCACCCTCAATGAAATTACTTAACTTACGAAAGTCTCTATAAAGATTACCTTCTTGATCAAGATGCTCTGTTGGTTTAAAGGGTGGCACACCGTGTGGAAGAATAAACTTTACACGTGGATCAAGAGCATACTGTAGCACAACACGAAGCGCTAATGTGTCGTGCTGAGCAAGGTATTGTGCTCTCTGATTGACTGGATATTCGGAACAGGCTTTAAGAATTTGTGATATAGCTAGTCGCATTAAAAATCACCAATTGACTCCATTAGGAGTTTCATTTTATGCTGGATAAAATAGTTAAACATCTTATCACGAGGTTTGTTGGCTTGCGCTTCATACTCTGCAAGGATAGAGTCTTTTATCCGTTCTGGAATAAAAGTAAGATCAATCAACATTCGATTACGGTCCCAATTACGTCTAATTTCATTAGGTAGATCTTCCCATTCAGTATTCAACAACTCTTCAATCTTCGTCTCGCGAAGAGGCTTCTGTCGCATTCCTTCTATAATGCAGTTGTCAGGCGATAGTACATTCGGAATCCCATCCCCTCTGTCACCCGAAAGAATCAAATGATGAATAAACTTTTCCGGATTGTTAGAAGTGATATCTTTCTTACGAATAGGATCGTACTGTGTAACATTACCCCACTGCTGCAGCTGTACAAAATCCTTATCACCACTCAAGATAAGGATCTTATCCTCATTATTTAGTTCTGAACCGAATTTCATCACCAAAGTACCAATGACATCATCTGCCTCGGCACCCTCGACTTGTATAACTCTGTAT